GGGCAAGGGGTCGCGATCCGTGGGCGGTGACGGGCGCGGTTCCTGGGCGGGCGCGCTGGCACATATAGGGCGAGGCTGGCTTTCCCATAGGGGAGACACCCTCAAGCACCCCCCCTTGTACAAAATCCATACGTTCGGATGCCGGTTGTACAAAGCGGATTACAGGCTCTACAAGCGACTTGATGGCCTCGGTGCTACCCATGTAGCCAAGCGCCTGAGATCGCAGCGTGGCGGTGGCATCCGATGCGCGGAAACGGCATTGGCTCATCGCACATCCCGCCGCATTTGCAAGATCGATGTGACCAGGACGTTATCGGTGGGCTCAATCCCCTCAGCCTGGAACAGCGGCACCAGCACGGCGAGGTCGGATTCGATCTGCCGCTCGGTCATCCCGGCGTCGATCAATGTCTGCAACGCCAGGTTGCCTAAACATAGCTTAGTAGAAGATTTAATAATACTAATACCGTTAATACCGTTAACTTCCCTTTGCGCAACCTCTGGAAGTTGCCTATGAGGTTGCCTATGAGGTTGCGTATGTAACCCCTCTTCATGCGCAACCTCTGAGGGTTGCCTATGTGTGGCCCTTGATGTGCGCTTGGCGGTGTTCTTTGCGATGTCATCCTTGATCCGCTGGACTGTCTTTGTGGTGCCTGATGTGGGCATGGTTGCGCTCCTGGTTGGTGGTTGGTTGGGTAGGTTTGCCATGAGGTTGGCGATGCGTCGCAGGCCAGCGGTGTCGGGTGTGTCTTCCATGCTTGGTGGCCGGTTGTTCTCCTGTCTTGATGTAACAGCAATGGCCGTCTCTGTGTCTATGGAGTCATCAAATATGACCCTGATGGTGTTGGCTCGCTCGGCGCGAAAGCCTTTCTTGATCACCACGACGTAGCCGCACTTCACCAAGATCGCCATCTGCTTGGTGACGGCTTGGCGGCTGATGCCCAGCTTCTCGCCAATCTTGGCCTGGCCTACCCAGGTCAGCCCGGCTCGGTTGCAAAAGCTGCACAGCACAATCAGCGTGCGCAGCGTGCCGCCATGTAGCCGCGTGTCAGTGCCAGCGCGTATGGGTATGACCGAGAGCTTGCGCTGGTCTGGCAACGCCTCTTTGATCAGGATGCGCGGGCGCTTGGGCACCTTAAAAGGGATGACGTTGTCAGGCATTGCGATCACGGTAGATAGCTTTCATGTGCGCCCTGATCCGCTCGGCGCTGCCGGGGCCGTAGAGCTTTTCGCTGTGGGCCAGCCAGCGCTCCACGGTGGCCTTGCTGGGGCTCAGTTCCCAGGCGCTCAAGATGTCCTTGGCCTGGGCCCATTCGAGCAACTCGCGCTCGGGTAGCGGGCCTGAGTGTTTGGGGCGATGTGGTTTCCATGCTCTCTTCACTTGTCATACTTGGCTTTGGGCTTGATCACCCTGGTCACGATCTCCAGCGTGGCAAACCGGTGGCCGTTCGCGCATTGGTAGCGCCTGTACACGGTGTTGGTGTTGACCGGCAAGCCCCGTGGTTGGCGTAGGCGGCTCTCCAGGCATGCGCACCAGGCGCGGCATGTGGGGCACACCACTTAGTCCTTCCCAACAAGTTGGTCGTGCGCCTCAACCGCAAGGCGGCGGGCGTGATCCAGCAGTTCGCGCAGATCGGCCACGGCCTGCATCTCAATCTCAAGCGCCTCGCGCAGCCGGGCGATCTGGTTGCGCAGGGCGCGGATGTCGCCGTCAGCGTTCTGGGTGTCGAAGACATGGCCGCTGTCATCGCGCACGATCCGGACAAAGCTTATGTGCATGTCTGTTGCTCCAGCGCCCAGTGGAGTAGGGCGAGCGCGTCGGCCTCGTTGTCATCGGTCACCGGGTAACCCTTGGCCTGCATGGCCGCGATGATCTCGGGCTTGCTTGCGTTGCCCTTGCCCGTTGCGTGGCGCTTGATGGTGCCCACCGGCACCCCCGAATAAGCAATGTTGTGGTGCTCACACCAGGCGGTCAGCGTCGCCATCAGGCCACCGTAGACATGCGCCGAGTCGGTGCTTGCGTGCCGTCTGACCTCTTCAAAGTACACAAGCTGTATCTCGCCCAGCCCGCCCTTGAGCTCACTGAGCCAGCGCTTGAACAGCAGATAGCGCATGCCGCCGCCCTGGTATCTGCCGGGTTGGAACTTGGCCCAGCCGTGCGCCACGGCGCCCTGGGTGCGGCTGGCCCAGCCGGTACAGGTGCCCAGGTCTAGGGCGAGGATTGTTTCGCTCATGGCTGGCGCTGCCCCATCAGAAAGCGCTGCAGCCGGGGCTCCAGCGTGCCGTATTTGACGGCTAGGGTGTCGCGCAGCACCTGGTCAACGATTGAGGCCCGGCTCCTACCCTGGTCGGCGCTGGCTTTGTCCAGCAACTCGCGGGTGGTGGGGCGCAGGCGTATCAGAAAGGGTTGGGTTTTGGTGGGTGTGGTCACGGGTTAGAGCTTGGTTTGTGTATAGCGCGGCGATATCGGCCGATTGTAGCTATTGGTTTTGGTACACCATTGGCAAAATGGCCCGAATGAAATCAGGGTTATCCCTAGTATTGGTGCTGGAACAGGGCGATATACATGTGATACATTTGGGTTATGTACACAGCGCAGATTACGCGCAAAAGGAGTGAAACATGACCCAAGCGATCCAACATAGCCAGCCACACACCGGCAAGTTCGTGGCCTACTTCCGCGTGTCCACCGACAAGCAGGAGAAGAGCCACCTTGGCCTGGACGCACAGCGTGAGCGCGTGATGTCCTACTTGAACGGCGGCAAGTGGTCGCTGATCGGCGAGTTCACAGAAGTTGAGTCAGGCCGCATGAATGACCGCCCGGCCCTGGCCATGGCCATCAAGCTGTGCAAGCGTGAGAAAGCCACCCTGGTGGTCGCCACCCTTGACCGCCTGACCCGCGACCTGGCCTTTGGCGCTCAGTTGCTCAACGACACCAAGGTCAAGTTCGTGTGCGCAGACTTCCCCGATGCCACCCGCGAGATGCTCCAGATGCGGATGGTGTTTGGCGAGTGGGAAGCCCGCAAGATCGGTGAGCGCACCAAGCTGGCGCTGGCCGAGCTCAAAAAGCAGGGCGTCAAGCTGGGCTCACCGCGCCCTGAGATTGGTTCTGCCGCTGCTGTGATCGTTATTAAGGCCAAGGCCGATGACTACGCCCAGCGCGTGGGCCCGGTGGTGCGCGAGATCGTGAAGAAGTCTGGTGCCAAGACCCTGCGCGAACTGGCCGAGGTCTTTATGGCCCGCGGGATCGTGACCCCACGCGGCGGCACCGACTGGCACCCAAGCGGCGTCAAAAATCTTCTCGCACGCATTGCAAAGAATTGAATTCTTAGGGTTTTGCCTAGTTTTCCTATCCTCATAATTGACATCAGAATGACATCCAAGCATCGATTCTTGGCAAATTTACAAGGAACTTCGTTGTGAGACATACCCCCGGACTTGACTTTAACGCGGAGTCGCTTGAGATCATGCGCGCAGACATCCCGCTCTTGGATCGGCCCAGCATGACCGATGACAACTTTGGCACCGGGGCGCTGAACTGGGGCATGTTCTTTCCCAAAGAAGAGGGAAAGATGGGCGAGTTCCTCAAGCGCTCTGGACGGCCCCTGGCGTGCCGCTTGGATGTGCGCCTGACCCGAATGGAAGAGCTCAAGAAAGCGTGCGTGTTGATCTCTGAGCTCAACAAGCAGATTCAGTACTTGGCCTACCAGGCCGAGGGCGATCCGATCTTGCGCGTGATGTTGGCAAGGAATTTGTTTGCAAGCGCCCAGGTAAAGTTGAAGTACTACCGGGCCGAAGATGTAATCAGGAAAAAAGAGGCGGGGGGCAAGAAAGGTGCCAGCCCCGCGCAAAAGGGGTTCAAAGAACTAAAAAGCGAGGCACCCTGATCACTACCCATAGCGTGTAGGGGCGTTTAGCAGTTTGGTTTTTGAACATTGTGATAGTTGGAACTTAGTTCAAACAACCTAAAGGAACAAGGCCATGACCGCATTAGTCAGACCACAAAAAGATTCAATGGAATCAAAGGGCATTTTTCCGTACTTGGAAAAACTCAACCGCGAGGTTCAATCATCTGTGCTATCACCACAGGTTGCAATACGATACGATGTATATACTGAGAATAAAACCAGAAAACACTACCCATGGTGTTTGAGTGTTGAACAGGAATCACTGGGTGAGCGGGTTGCCATAGCCGCTCTTTTCCTGGTGTGCGTCGCCATCATAACCCTTATGGGGGCGCTATGAAACAAACCCGAGCCACCAAGCAACTTGCCAACTCTGGGCAAGCAATCCGCGACGCGCAGCTTGACTTCTTTGAAGTCCGAGATGCCGACTTTCTTGACCGCTGCCGCACAGTTGCCGCCGCCGTTGCCCGCTCCCACGGTGCCGTCTCAATCAACGACGTTCGCGCCAGGGTAGAGGTGCCGCCCGGCATGCACCCCAGCGTCCTGGGCGCGGTCTTCCGCAACCGGAGCTTTCGCCGTATCGGTTTCACCGAGGCCAGCCACCCCGAGGCGCATGCCAGGGTTGTGCGGGTCTATGCACTTAGCGAGGTGGCTTAAATGGTAGGCAAGCTCACCTCTGACCGCCACATGTCTGCCAGCCGCCTGCCGGGCCTGCTGGGCATGTCCAAGTACTCCAGCCCCAACCAGGAGCTCCAGTACTCCATCGACGCCCTGGACGGCAAGCCCCGCCCGGACATCAGCAATGAGGCCATGCACTGGGGCAACACCCTAGAGATAGTGGTGCTGCAAGAGGCAGCCAAACGTCTAAATTTGAAATCCTTGAAAACAGATTTTCTGTTTGCCTACACGCATGAATCGATCCCACTGTCGTGCAGCCTGGACGGCGAGGCCGACGGCGACAACCTGGAAATCTTCAATGACCACGACAACGGCATCTTTGTGGTCGGCCAGGAGAGCATTGTCCTGGCTGGCCCCGGCGTGCTGGAGTCCAAAGTGACCCGGCTGCCGCCCGAGGAGATGGTTGATTTGGCACGCGGGCCGATCCAGTTGCAGGGCCAACTGATGATCACCGGCCACCGTTGGGGCGCCGTGTGCGTGCTGTACCAGGGCACCGAGCTCCGCATATTCCTGTTTGCGCCGCACTTCCCGACGCACAAGCGGATCGTGCGTGAGGTGCTGGAGTTCCAACAAAAACTGGACAACTATGAGCGCACCGGCAGCGTGGAGTGGTACCCGCCCGAGTCCAGCCGGGAGATGGACAGGCTCTACCCGAGCGCCATCGACCAGCCCGAGCTTGAACTGCCAGCCAGCGCGGTGGCCTTAGCCGAGCTCATTGCCGACAGCAAGGCGCAGATCAGGGCTGCCGAGGCAGACATTGAAACCGCTGAGTTTGAGCTCAAGCAATTGATGGGTGACGCCGAGCGTGCGAGGGCAGGGCGCTTTGCGATCCAGTGGCCGATGCGCACGTTCAAGGCCCAACCCGAAAAGCTGGTGCCCGCCAAAGAGGCGTACTCCATTCGACAAAACACTTTGAAATTGAAAGAACTGACATGACAAAAACTATGGAAGAAGCGTATTTCCTGGCCGTCGCCGATCTGGTGGCTGCCATCCCCGGCATTGAGGCCGAGGCTGCAGCCCGCGTGGTGACCAGCATTAGCGACCTGGTGCTGGCGACCATCAACGAAACCTTGCTTGAGGAGTTCCCCCATGCAGATCACCACTAGCCGGGGCTTTGCGCCAACAACAATGGGCGAGGCCATCCAGTTCAGCGAGATGCTGGCAGGCAGCAACATGGTGCCCAAGGCGTACCAGGGCAAACCGATGGACATCTTGGTGTGTGTGCAGTGGGGCATGGAGCTCAACCTAGCGCCCATGGCCGCGTTGCAAAACATCGCGGTGATCAACGGCAAGCCCAGCGTCTACGGCGACACCATGCTTGCCCTGGTGCAGGCCAGTGCGGTCTGCGAGGGCATTGAGGAATCCTTTGAGGGTGATGGCACATCCAACCCGGTGGCCGTGTGTGTGGCCCACCGCAAGGGCCGCAAGCCGGTGGTGGCGCGGTTTTCACGGGATGACGCCCAGCGCGCCGGGCTGTGGAACAAGGTCGGCCCCTGGCAGGCGTACCCCAAGCGCATGTTGCAGATGCGCGCCAGGGGGTTTGCTTTGCGAGATCAGTTCCCCGACATTCTCAAAGGGCTGGTGTCAGCGGAAGAGGCGCAGGACTACCCCGAGGCCAGCGATGCGTCAAAAAAATTAGCCCAGAAACCGGCCAACCCGTTGGACATGGTCGGCCAAGTAAGCGATCCGGTGCTGATCGAAGAGGCCATGGCCGACACCGTTGAGCCAGCGTTTGCCAGCGTTGTGATTGACATCTCGCCGGTAGAGGAAGAGCCGGTGACGGTGACCGCCGTCACCGAGGTGGCTGAGTTGCCAGCGCCTGACCCAGAACCGGCCACCGGCTTTGCGCTCATGGTGCCTGGGCGCGATGCCCCGTTCAGCCAGCATGCAACGCTGGGGGAATGGCAAAACGCTTACGAAGACCTGGCTGAGAAAACCGCAACAGCGGGAGCGCGAACATACGAAGAGCGCAGAACAGCATTGAAAAAATTGAAACAGGCAAATGCTGAAACGCTTCAATCTATCGATACAGTGGCTCGGGTCAGGCACACGGCGGCGTACAGCCAGCGCTTGGCCGCGCTGGGTGCAGCCCAGTAGGTCAGGCCAGCCCGCACAAGTTCCGCAAGCTACACGTTGCGCTCAAAGTGCGGGCAGTCCACCAAG